GGCCGCGGACACGGCGGCGACGGACGCACCTTTCTTCACGCCTCCCAGCGCCGCGGTGGTGGCGGCGGGCAGTGTATAGGCGGAGCCGCCGGTGAACGGCGTACCGTCGGGGTTCCACAGGCGTGCCGGCACGTCCATGGCCCCGGTCTTGTGTTTCTTCTTGCCTGCCGGCTGGATGATGAAGTCCTGGGTGAACGCGCTCATCAGTCACCCGCTTCCGTGGAGGACTTGAGCACGGCGAACGCCTTGGGTTCGATGACCGCGTAGGAGAACATGGCCTCGGTGCGGTAGGCGATCTGGTTGTGGGCTTTGAGGTCGACGCCGGTCTGGTCGGGGTCGCCGTAGGGGATGATCTCGGACGTAATGTCGCGCACCATGCCCCATTTGATGAGGCTGAAATCGCCCATGATGGCGAGCACGTGGGTGGGTGTCTTGGCCTTGGCCCCGTTGACGGTGGCGCTGGTGGCGGCCTTGATGCCGTCGAGGGTGCCGACCTGCAGGTTGAGCGGGATCTCGGGGTAGTAGCGCATGCCGGTGGCGGGTACGCGGATCTTGCGCAGGCGGGAGGCCCACGTGCGGCTGATGGCGATGCCGTTGATGTCGTAGGTCTCGTTGAGCTGGTCGGCCAGGTTGTCGACGTTGGTGATGTCGTCGTCTCCGGCGGTGACCTGCATGGCGCGGGCCGTGAGCGCGTCGAATCCGGTGAGGGGTTCGCCGGTCTTGGGATTGATGGCGTGGTAGACGACGTAGTCGAGGGCGCGGCCGATGGCCTCGGCCTGGTCGGCCTGGATGGACTGGATGATCTGGAAGCGGTTGTCCTCGTCGGCCCATTTGAGCTCGCTAGTGACGCGGGTGGTGGTCTGCACCTTGAACGTCTTGCCGCTCACGTAGTTCAGGTCTTGCTCGTAGGAGCTCTTGGTCTGGCCTTCGGCGGTCACGTCGGCCTCGGCGGCGCCGTTGAAGATCATGTATTCCTTGTCGGTGAAGATCTGCGGGCTGCTCGGGGACAGCGCGGCGATGGTAGAGGTTTCCTTGACCTTGTTGACGACGGCCGTGGCGACGGTCTTGGGCAGGTGGAGTTTGCTGGTGTCCATTGCCATGATGTTGTTCCTTTCTGGGGGATGATTGCGTTTAGAGGTTGGAGAACAGGTCGTCGGCCCATGCGCGTTCGTCGGCGTCGGCGGCCTTGCCGTCGGGGGTCTTGCCCTGGTTGGGCATGCCCTTGGGCTTGGGGTGCGCGTACTGGTCGATGGCCTTCGCGTTCGCGGTCATGGCCTCGAGCGTGTCGCCGTGCAGCAGCGAGGCGGGCACGCCGGTCTCCTTGGAGACCTGCGCCTTCCACTCGTTCTGCTGTCGTTCCGCCTCGTAGGCGGCGTTGGCGGCTTCGAGTTCCTTGATGCGTTTGGCGGCCTTCTCGGCTTCGGACAGCTGCGAGTCCTTGAACTGTTGCAGTTCCTCGGCGGCCTTGCTGTTGTCCTTGGCGCGCTGCTCCCATTTGCGCGAGTGGGCGCGCTGCTCCTCGAACTTCGCCTTCCAGTCGATGTCCTCGCCGGTGTCGGCCGGGTCTCCCGTTGCGGGGTCGCCGGAGCCGCCTTCGTCCGCGCCGGAATCGATGAGACGAAGGTTGTTGCGGAATCGGTGCCAGTGCGGCATGTCGTGCATGATGGTTCTCCTTTGTGGTTGATGGGGCCCGTTCCGGGCGTAAAAACCACCCGTGCGGGTGGTGTGGAGTGGCGGGTGCAGGATTCGAACCTGCGTGGCGTGGTGCAGCCGATTTACAGTCGGCCCCGATCGGCCTCTCTGGCAACCCGCCGTATGGTAGAATCGAGGTAACGGGGATCCCACGTAACCGGCTCTTGAGACCGGCACATAATCCGGGGGGTTATCCCCGTTTTTCTATTTCAATACGATTTGGTGGAATCCTTCCGAGTCGAACACCCACAGCTCTTTGATGTGGGATTCATGACGGGCGTTGTACAGCGACAGTTGGTTGACGAACTTGTCGGGCAGTTTCGTGCTTCCGAAGTCCAGTACGAACACGTCCTTGACAACGCCCTGTTCGACGCCGCCGACGACGGCGTCGTTGATGCGTTGGGCCACGTTCCTGTATTTCAGGCCTGCCGGTGATTTCAGTTCGGCGTCGCATTCGTGGCTCAGCCAGTGGAAGTCGTTGCTGGGCTTGCCGTCATGGCTTTTCGGTATCCACTCGTATTCCTCGCCCAGCTTCTGGAACTTCTCGAGGAACACGATCTCGTGCCGTTCGAGGATTTCCCTGCTCGGGTCGACGCCGACGGCGAGCTGGCGCCGGTACCAGGATTCCGCAGTGCCTTTTGGCTCTCCCTTCATTGACAGGAGTCTGACGGACTGCTCCCACGGCATGGTCGGCGTCGGGTAGACGCCGTCCGTGAACGCCATGGGATTGTCCCGGCGCATGCGCTTGAGCTTCTCCCGGTAGTCGCCGCCTCCCTTGCTGGCTTCCTGCCACATGGCGGTGAGCCGTTCGGGGTTGTATCCGGCGAGTGTCTGGCGGCCCCAGCTGGGGACGATCTGGCAGTCGCAGTCCCGGTGGTATTGCATCTCCAGGCCTGCCGAGTCTTCGCTCAGGTAGGTGAAGCCCCGTGATGCGAGCATGGTGCAGAACGCGCATGTCCTTGCTCCGCGCGGCACTCTGGCCCATCGTGGTTTCGACGGGTCGATGCGCATGTTGCGTTGGGTGGTCAGGCGTGCGGAGGCGTTGATCATGTCGGCGACGAATTGCATCGCGTCATCCGGGTTGCCCAGATCGGGCCACAGGTCTTCGATCGTGGCTCCCGCGCGTGACTGTCCGTTCTTGACCTGCGTGTAGGTCAGGCCGGCGTAGTCGGTGTTGTTGAAGCCGCCCTGCACCTGCCAGAGGGCGCGGTCGGGGTCGATGAGCCGCGTGTGGTCGAAGTCGTCGAGCCGGACGCCCGCGTATTCGCTCCACAGGCCGCGCACGGTGTCGTAGTATTCGTTCGCCAGCTGGGAGGCGTCGCGGGAGAAGTCGCGGATCGCGTCCTTGACGTTCAAAGGGTCGCGGTCGACCATGTTCTCGATGACGTCGGCCGCGCCCTCCCTGAGGTTGTCAAGATCGGTCTGGTAGTCCCTGTATGCCCTGTCCAACAGCCGTTGCAGTTCCGGAGGGGCTTTCGGATTCGCTGCCATCAGCCGCCTCCGTGTCCTGCGTATTCATCCGCTGCTGTCTGAGCTGGTCGATGTTCCGTTGGGCCTTCATCCGCTGCTGGTAGGCGCGGAACGATTGGAGTTCGCCGAAGGTGAGGCCGAGTTTGGCCAGTCCCACGTCGGAATCCGCCCAGTCGCCGTTCACGCCGGCGACCTTCGTGTAGTAGTCGGCTCTTGCCGCGTCGCTCACCTCGCGGGTCGGCGCCCACAGGGGGCGGATGCCGGTCAGGTCGGGCGGCTGCGGGCTGTTGTCGCGCAGTTGCACGGCCATGCCCATGGCGTTGAGGAGCTGGCGGGAGAACATGCGGTTCTGCCGGTTCGCGGTGCGCGTCAGCTGGTTCTCGGCGGCGGCGAGCGCTTCGGCGCTGGTGGGGTTGGCCAGTCGTATGCCGAGTTGTTCGGGTGGGATGTCGGTTTCGGCCGAGGCGAGCATGGCGATGGTTTCGAGCATGTCGCCGTGGGGTTGCATCGATGCCTGGGAGACCTGTTTGAGTTCGGGGATGTCGCCGTTGATGTCGCGGCTGACCGCGTTGATGCTGCTGACGAGCGCGCTCCATGTGTCCTGTTGGAAGGATTCGCGGCTCAGGCCGAGGAACCAGATTTTGGGCACCGAGTAGAATTCGGCGGACGCTTCCATGCGGACCATGGTGCGCATGGCCATGTCGGTCAGGTTCATCAGGGCGCGGTTGATGCGTGAGCGGCCGAAGGGGCGGTCCATCTGCTTGTCGTAGACGATGGGCACCACGGCGACGCGGTCGAGCCGGTTGTATTGGGGTTCCGCGTCCCACCCGTATCCGGTTTTCATGCAGGCGTAGTTGCGGCCGGGCAGCCATGCGTTGAATGCGGTGATGTTGCCCCATTTGTCGCTGTCGGTGATGGTCAGCGCGGCTTTGATGCGGCGGCGGTCGTTGTCCCATAGTGCGGCGGACCAGTCGGCCGAGCGCGGGGTGATGAGGATGCGCTCGTTGTCGTCCGGGTCGTAGTCGATGGTCAGGAAGCTGCAGGAGTGCTTGTAGCAGCTGATGACGGCCTCGCTCATGTCGGTTTCGAGCTCGTTCATGCGCATGATCTCGTCGATGCCGTGGTTGTCGGCTCCGGCGGCGGTCTCGAATCCCTCGAACACGCTCTTGTCGGCGAGCGCGCGCACGCTTTTCTGTGGCCAGCCGACCACGACGCCGGCTTTCTGGGCGACGATGTTCGGGATGCTGATGCCGAGGTTGTTGAATCGTTGTTTGGCGTCGTAGAACGCGGAGCGTAGCAGGTTGCGCGGGTATTTGGCGCGCCACAGCTCCAGCAGGCGGATGATGTCCGTCATGTCGTTGTCGGGCACGTTGGCGATGTGTGTCATGAACGAGGAGCCGGTGGACAGGTAGGGGTTGCCGAAGCTGATGGATTGTTCGCTCATCCGATCATGACCTCCTGTACTCGGTCCGGGTCTCGTTTGGTTATGGTGGTGCCGTAGAGGGCGAGCGTGCATGCCACGAGCGGGCTTATGTCGATGTCGCTGCCCATCGGGTTCCATCCGACGGCGCCGGATTTGCCGATGCTCCGTGTGGTGGCGTTGGCCACGGCCGTGGCGAGCGCCGGTGCTTTGTCGTCCGGCAGGTGGGTGAGTTTGCCGTCTCTGAGCATGTCGAGGAATTTGCCGCAGGCGCGGCCCATGTCGCTGTAGTTGGTGACGATGACTTTCACGTGCCGGGCTTTGAGGTCGGCCAGCAGGCTCATGGCGGGTGATTGCGAGTCGATGGCCACGCTTGCTGTGCGCGGCCAGTGGTCGGCGATGTAGTCGACCGCCCATTGAGTGCCTTTGGATTGGGTGGACTCGAAGCGGCGCAGTTCGATGTGCGCGGTGCCGTCCCTGTGGTTGACGGCGCCGCCGATGGCCAGCGAGCTGCGGTCGGGTTTCATGTCGAGCGCGTAGCCGATCAGTCCTTTGATGTTGGGTGTGTCGGTGGCGGCTTTCGTCCATTGTTCGGGGTTGATGGCCCGATTGGTGGCGGTTTCGTCCCAGATGCCCAGTGCCTCGCG